CTAACTCTTGGTCCCTCGCTGAACACAACGAGAACAGTGGTACTGACCGTGTGCTCTCCCTCGACCACCTTGACGACCTCTTCCAAAAGATTTGGACTCGTGGTGGTAACCCGAAGGTTATCCTTACTGGATATGACACACTTATGCGTCTACAGCAACTCCTCCAGTCGCAACAGCGATTCATGGAAGAGAAGCGTGTCACCCCTACCTACAACGGTGTAAAGGGTGTACCCGGTGTTGAAGCAGGTTTCATCGTTGCTACTTACAACGGTGTACCAATTATTCCTTCTAAGGATATTCAAACTGATACTATCAGTCGAATGTACTTCCTTGACACTGATTACCTTTACTTCTCCACTGCAATCCCTACGCAGTACTTTGAGTCCGGAATTGAAACTGGCGACCCATTCGCTATCAACCGTCTTGGACAAGAAGGTATGTACCGCACAATGGGAGAACTTTGGACTACTTTCTTTGGAGGTCACGGTTCCATTCGGGATTTGAAGTGAGGATAAAAAATTACGGAGATGATGAAAAATGGTAGCAACAACAACAGTAACAGAAAAAGGTCTAAGCATCAAAGTCGCTGATAGCGATTTTACACTTGTAGACATTCTTGTGGATTTGGACATGAGAACAGGAACACCAGTTGATGAAACAGGTTGGTTGAGTGGTAACGCAGGTGGTTCATACCCCGGTTCCCTCACTGGTTTCACCGCACAAAACACCGATGGTAACGCAGTAGGTAGTCTACGAATGGTTACTTTCACGGTAAACATTGTACAAGCGACAACCGTTGAACCTTTGGTATTTTCAGCAGGTGCATCGAAAATCATGGGAATTGTCGGACTCGCTTCGGCAACTTCCGCAAAAGATGTCACAGCAACAATGACCAACACAGGTAACGCAGGTGCAGATGCAACAGTCGCACCTCTTGCAACAACTGGCTCATTGCCTTGTCTTATCTTGGAATCAGAATCGGCAAATCAAGTAGTACAGGTAACTGTACTCCTACTCAACTGATGGTGAGGTTCCTTGCCCACGGTAACCTACACTGGTCCGTTCTTTGAACGAAGACGCAGGGATTCACCTGAATCATGGATTCGGGAAAAGTCTGTACCAGTAACCCAAGAGTGGCTCAATGAGTGGCGACATTCGCTTCCATTGAGTCATTTTAGGATTGAAGGTGATGAAGGAATAACCGTAGACGGTGGTAATGATGGCATTCCTGACTCCGGATGGAGTCGAAAGGATATACTTAATTGGCTGAATGAACAAAACGTTGATACACCAAGCGGGTACATGACCAAAACGAAGGCACTTGAACTCGTTGAGGCACATCTAAATCCATCCGAAGAAGAGGAAGCAACAAAATAAATTATAGGAGATGAACAATAATGGGATTTACAACAACGATTGACGCACGACCGCACTACTTGGGAGACTTGCTCCTTGTCACTGGAACCTATGTTAATGACGGCGGTTCAGGTGGAGGAGATATTGACCTTTCCGAGCATTTGAACGCAATTTTTGCAGCAGGTAACAATGCCGGCGAAGCATCAGCACCAGTACACACTACTGAAATTGATGCAACCGTAGGCACGACCTTAACCTTAGTCACAGGTGCTAACGTAAGCGGTACTTGGTGGGCATTAGGAAAGCGATGAGGTGACACCTCATGGCGGCACTAACCAAAGTCGGTTCAAAGATTATTGGACCTCTTTCACCAAAAGAGTTTAGTGACTTGAGCACACTGCAAACGACCATCAACACTGCTATTCAAGCAGTAAGCGATGCGAGTGCAACCAACGCAGTGCTTGGTACTGAATGCATTACGGTGCTTGGAAACACGTTTATCGTAGTCCTTTACCAACTCGCTTGAGGTGAGTAGGTGGGCTTTGAAGTACGCAACATTGACCTAAGCGACATGGCTCGTGCCAACAAAGAAGGCGTACGCTTTGACGTAAGTAACGTAGCCGACAAAAAAGATAATCCCTTAGCAGGGGTAACGAGTGCTCAACGCAACCGTAATCGTAATATCGGTGATGTGCTTAATATCGGAGCAGGGACACGTTGTAAGCATTGCGGCTTTCTTCACTTCCTGTGGAGAGAAACCTGCGGGGCTTGCGACAAACCTATGGAATACAACTTAGGCCATCGAGATGAAACCAAACGAGCGTGATTTAATGAGTAAAGTATTTGTAAAAGCAATAGCACCACACCGACAAAAGGTGTTGCAAGGCGACAAAGAGATGCGCTTGCAACAACTTGCAAACCGAATGATGGCTGACCAAATGCGTGAAAGCGGTCAAAGCCCTACTGGTGACATGTTCACACAAGGCCGTGACAAACTCATGAGGGACATGGTGATGAATCCTGAAGCCCACAATATCAAGTTCATGGGCGAAAGAGTACCCTTTGAGGGGCAAACTTTGGGAAGTTCGCTTAGTGAGCCTGATGTAGCAGGAGAGCAAGCGGCTATTGATGCTAATTTTGGTAACTCACCTGAAGAACAAAAAGTGTTTGACCATTTGATGAGTCTTAGACCTGAAGAACAAAAAGTTCTTCAAAGAAATCGTGATATGACTCCACAAGACAAACTTATGTCTGAAATCATGGACGAGACAGGCAATCTAAAGCCTGACAGTCAATTTATGGATAGGGAAGAAGACGAGGAAAAAGAAGACGACGACAGCCCACAAAGCGAGGATGACCTCATGGACCGTATGGCTCGAAAGGCTGTACACCACATCAGCAGTTTCCGTGATGCTTGGATGGTCATAAAAAACGACCCGTACGATATGTATGGTAGAGAATATGACACACATTGTCCAAGATGCTACAAAGGTATTTATCGAGAAGATGAAGATGACTTGTTTATGATAAACAATATGGGCATGTGTACTGACTGTGCAATAAAGTGAGGGAGGAGTATGTATGCCAGTAGTATTCTCACCCGGTGAACCTGAAACAAGGCCACTCGACCCGACTGCTACTGTGTACACAACCGCCCAAAGAGTTGCTGACCTCCTTGACATTGGACCGCAAGAAGCCGTACTGATGTCGGCTGATGGTGATGCTGGTGCAATATACATTACAGGTACAGACTTTCGTAATCACGGTTTTACCGTTGGTGACAAAGTAAGAATCTACAGCGATGCTGACCCATTTGGTAAAGAAGACTTGGAGATTTCAGCCATAGGAGCAAGCACAGGTGGAGATACTGCTGGTACGGGTCATGTCAAAATTACGTTTACAACCTCACCCATTACAACATCGGAATATCAGGTAGCCGACAATGGGTACGTACAGAATCAAGCCTCGTTTACCAATGGTAAAACACGAGGCGTAACCAAAGCCAAAGTAGACCACGTTATCCTCAAGATGCAAGACCGCATTGATAACGTAACACACAACGCTTGGCGACCCTACTTGGTGAGTGCCGAATACATTA